ATGGACTCAGAGTAACGTTACGAGTAGTTATTTCTACTCAGTATATTACGCTAATGGTCTGTGGGTTGCTGGTGGTAATAGTTTATATTACTCTACTGACGGTAAGACATGGACTCAGAGTAATGTTAGGAGCAATGCGTTTAGCTCAGTATATTACGCTAATGGTCTGTGGGTTGGTAGTAGTGGTAATGGTTTATATTACTCAGTTGACGGTAAGACATGGACTCAGAGTAACGTTACGAGTAGTTATTTCTACTCAGTATATTACGCTAATGGTCTGTGGGTTGCTGGTGGTAGTAATACTGGTTTATATTACTCTACTGACGGTAAGACATGGACTCAGAGTAATATTACGAGTGGTACGTTTAATATCGTGGATTACGGTAATGGTGTATGGGTTGGTGGTAGTGGTAATAATAAGGGTTTATATTACTCAGTTGACGGTAAGACATGGACTCAGAGTAACGTTACGAGTGGATATTTTAACTCAGTATACTACGCTAACGGCTTATGGGTTGGTGGTAGTAAGGGTTTATATTACATGGAAGTATTGGAAGCGGGTATGTCATTCAACCCAGACACTAGGACTTGGGATATGGAAAATGCTACGACGGTAACACTCACTAACGCCAACAACACTGTTCCGGATCTTAAAGGTGCCGCGTACGTACGCCTGGTTGAAGATCCAAATACGTGGTATCTTACCAGTGCTATTAACGTGGGTGGATCTAATCCATATCTTAAGAGTCTGGCGTATAGTAAGAAAATCACTGCTAATGTTAGTGGTTTATAAGTTATATTTATTGTCTATGAGAAAGATATGAGGTATTAACATGGACGGTACATTTAGCGCATTGATGTCAACTAATGAAACTTATTACGACCTTGATAGGACGAAGTGTCTAACTGTGAAGTTAGAGGAGATGCAGGAGGCTACTAATAGTAAAGCTTCTGCGGATCACAACCACAGCATTTCTGCTATTACCGGTTTGCTTGACTTATTACTGACGGCTGAAGACGGTAATGTGAAAGAGAGTATGCAGACTGGGGATATTCTCGCTAATATCAAATCCAAAGCAGTAGGCATACACACATATTACGCTATGGGTGGAACTAGTGGCTGCACTAATATTCCTAACACTAAAGAGAGCTGGAGATGTCTCGTCCATAAGACTGGCGCGTTATTCGGATGGGTTTTAGCATTCGGTAGCAACGGCAGTATTTATACCAATTATCTTGATAATGGAACCTGGAAAGGCTGGAAGGCTATTTACGATGCTAATCCGACTCCTCTCTGGGCTCCTAGTAACGGTACCGGTGGTTATTACATGACTGCCGGTCACACTGTTACTCCTACGAAGAAGCTGTCCGAGTGTCGTAACGGATGGCTTTTATTGTGGTCTGATTACGATTCGGATACCTCGAAAGCTAATGACTACGATTGGAGTTGCACAGTTATTCCGAAGATCAGACCTAGTGGTGAGAAATGGCAAGGTCATTCTTGGCTTTGTGATATTCCTATGGGAATGCAGCAGGCTTCGCCATATACAAATGAAGTCAGACGTATGAAGTGGCTTTATATTTACGACGATAAGATTACTGGTCATGACGGTAATAATCAGAACAGTAGAAATGACTGTGTTCTGAGAGCTGTTATGGAGTGGTGATATCGCGAGAGAAGCAGATCCTATTATGAGAAACTATTAACTATTCATAGAAAGGAGAATATATTATGAATAAGGAAGAGGTTAAAAGATATTTGAAGAAGCATAAGAAAGAAATTGTTATTGGAGCAGTATGTGTGCTTGTTGGAGTGAAGATTGGTAAAGGTAAATTCACGGATGACGAAAGACATCTGATTAAAACCTTGAGGACAGCGGATAGAGACAGGAATGGCAAATCACTGGCATTAGGTATTGATGAGATGTTGAATAAGTGTACGAGTATTATACCGGTAATACCGGAAAGTAAAACTGGAACCGGCACAGCAGAAAGCTTTTGCAATTATGTTATGCAAAACGAATTAAAAGATCGTAACCTTACAGGTGTAATGTTATTCACTAAAAAATAGTGATAGGATCGGAATTTGAGGGGTTGTGGAGACACAGCCTCTCTTATTTTTATGTGAGAGTCAAAGAATTTGACGATGGTATGAGAGCGTAGCAATGACATGAGAGTCAAAGAATTTGACGATGGCATGTTCGAAGGAACTGAGAATCTATTCGAAAGGAGATTATATGAAAGAGAGAAAAACTAAGAGAGTTGAGATCAGAATCACTGATGAAGATAAGTACATTTTGAAGTTTTTGAGAAAGAATCTAGGTCTGGGTACGTACGATATTGTGATGAATGCGATTCGAAATCAATACTTTACGTTCGTAAAACAGGCAGAAAATAACTATAAAACACTAAAAAGATGAAAAAATGTACGGCAAAAAAGGGGCGTTTGCCGTACAAAAAAGGGCGTTTGCCGTACAAAAAATTGGTGGTACGGACCGAAAAAATGTACGGCAAAAAGGGGCTAAAAATAGGCTATTTTTGAGGGTCGGATGCAAAAAGTAAATTTCGACGATTTTTGAGGTATTTTAGCAAAGGGAGTATAGGTAGGCTACGGACGTTGAAATTTCAACGTTTGCGGGGGTTTTGAAGGGTAAATTTTGAGAGGGATTATTTTTTAGATTTACTTTTTGCATTTACACTTATTTATTTAAGAGAAATAATAGAACATATGTTCAATTTTATTATTAATAATAAATAAGGGCAGATGCAAAAACGAAAACGAAATCTTGAAAGGAGAACATTTATAGGTATGACTGAGCTAGAGTGGATGAATATTTTTGGAGATAACTTAAAATATTTGATGGAATATACAAACACGTCAAAAGAAGAGTTGGCTAAATGGACAGGTATAGATGAGTCAACTATATCTAGATATCTCAACAAAAAACAAATGCCGACTATCGAAGCTATTATTAATATTGCAGATGTACTTGGTGAGTCGTATGATGACCTATTATATTTTGAGGACTTCGTCATATAGAAAGGAGATACATAGGATGACAAAACAAGAATGGATGGAACTCTTCGGAGACAATCTTAAGAAATTAATGGACGAAAGAGGTATGAGTGGAAAAGAACTGGCCACAAAGACTTATATGTCGCCAGCAACTATATCTAAATACATAAACAAGAAACAAGCGCCAAAACCAAAAGCAATCATAAATATGTCATTAGTGCTTGGTGTTCCTATTAAAGATCTTATCGGTTTTACAAATCACATTGATTAGAAAGGAGCTAACAATGTTTAGAGCAATCAAATTATTAATCGAGATCTTTTGGGTCATGGATATTATGAACTTACCATTCATGGAAGTCTTTGACACTATATATCCATTGAACGGCTGGTTCTGGTTTGTGACTATCTTGCTACTCATATTTGAAGAGGCGCAAGAGAAAGACAGATCAGTCAAATTTAATTTTGAGAAAAAATAAGATTCGCGAGAAAAACATGGCCTTTTATGAGAGAAAGATAAAAATATGAGTTAAAAATCGTATTGTGTGTTAACCACACTCTTTCTCTTTGATTTGAAAAGAAAGGAGGTTCACTTATGGCGAGAAGTTCAAAACTGGAAAGTGGTTTCCAAGACAAACTAAAAGCCGAACTACAAAAGTTATTTCCAGGATGCATGATATTTAAGATGGATCAAATTCAAGGTATACCTGACTTACTTATTTTGTACAAAGATAAGTGGGCCTGCCTGGAAAACAAAAGGAGCGCTAATGCTAAGCATCGACCTAATCAAGACTATTATGTCGAACTGCTTAACAAGATGTCCTTCTCAAGATTTATATATCCTGAGAACAAGGATGAAGTATTAGACGAATTAAAGAAGATATTCAAGTAAGGAGTCACGAATATGAACTTTAATGATCATCGAAATTTAGAGGGCTTTCATGCCCCTTTTAGCCCAAGTAAATCTAGTTGGCTTAGATATGACGACGAGAAATTAGTCGAAGTATATTCTAACATGAAAGCTGCAGAATATGGGACACGACTTCATGCATGGGCAAAAGAAACTATAGACTTAGGACTTAAACAACCCAGATCCAAGAAAACCATTTATTCGTATGTAAACGATGCTATTGGTTTCAAGATGGATACTGAGGTTGTTTTATTTTATTCCGAGAGATTCTTCGGTACTGCCGATGCTATATCTTTCAGGAACAACATGCTTCGAATCCATGATCTCAAAACAGGCAAGACCAAAGTCCACATCGAGCAACTTGAAATATATGCTGCTTTATTTTGTTTGGAGTATAAGATCAAACCTAATGAAATTGAGATGGAATTGAGGATCTATCAGAATGATGAGGTTCTATACCATATTCCTGAGCCAGATCATATTTTCAAGATCATGGACAAGATAATCCATTTAGACAAAGTATTACAACAGTTAGAGACCGAGGAGGTTTAAAATCATGAATAAAGTAGTTGAAGAGATGATGGCTATATATGATGGCGAACACCTCGAACATTACGGAATGCCGCGTCGATCTGGACGATATCCTTATGGGTCGGGAGATAATCCTTATCAGCACAATGGGGATTTTCTAGGCAGAGTCGAAGAACTCAGAAAACAAGACTTTACCTATACTGACGAACAAGGTAAAAAATGGACAGGCGACACAGCAATTGCTAAGTCTCTTGGCTTAAGTACTTCTGATTTCAGAACTGAGATAGGTCTCGCAAAAAATGAAAGAAGAATGCTTCAAACAGCTAGGGCTAAATCTTTATCCGAAGATGGTTTAGGTCCTACTGAAATTGGTAGAGAAATGGGATTACCTGAATCTACAGTTCGTTCTCTATTAAATTCTAAATCTGAATCTAGAATGATGGAAGCACAGACTACAGCTGACTTTATTAAGAAACAGATCGATTCAAAGGGAATGATCGATGTAGGTACTGGTGTAGAACGAGAACTTAATATTTCTAAAGAAAGGCTTAATCAAGCACTTTATATTTTGGAAAGAGAAGGTTATCCAGTCTACAGTGGTGGTATTCCACAAGCTACTAATCCAGGACAGCAGACAACTCAAAAAGTTATTTGTCCTCCTGGCACTAAACATGCCGAGATATATGATTATGCTAGAGTTAATACTCTTAATGATTATATTTCAAGAGACGGTGGCGATACCTACGAAAAGAAGTTTACATATCCTGCGAGCATGAATTCAAAGAGGCTCAAGATTCGTTATGCTGAAGATGGAGGAATAGAAAAAGATGGTATTGTCGAACTTAGAAGAGGTGTCGACGATTTATCTTTAGGTGAATCTAAATATTCACAGGTTCGTATTCTTGTAGACGGAACACACTACATAAAAGGCATGGCCGTATATTCTGACAATATGCCAGACGGTGTTGACGTTATATTTAACACCAATAAAACTAAAGGTACACCTACAACTAAAGTACTTAAAGAGATTAAAGATGATCCAGATAATCCATTCGGTTCAGCTATTAAAGATGCCGATCAAGGTGGACAATATTGGTACACAGATAAGAAGACTGGCGAGAAGAAGCTTGGTCTTATTAATAAGCGAGCAGATCAAGGCGATTGGACAGAGTGGCAAGACACACTCCCTTCACAATTCTTATCTAAACAATCTTTATCTATGGCTAAGAAACAGCTAGATTTAGCTAAAGCAGACAAGCGTGCAGAATATGATGATATTATGTCGCTCACTAATCCAACTATTAAGAAACATTTACTTAATAAATTTGCAGACGAGTGCGACTCTGCTGCTGTTCATTTAAAGGCTGCTGCTTTACCTGGTCAAAAATATCATGTAATTATACCAGTTAACTCGCTTAAAGAGAATGAAGTATATGCTCCAAACTATGAGAACGGAACTAAGCTTGCACTTATTCGATATCCTCATGGCGGAACATTCGAGATACCTATATTAACAGTCAACAATAAAAATAAAGTTGGTGACGAAATCATCGGCAAGAATTCTATTGATGCTGTTGGTATTACAAGTAAGGTAGCCGAAAGATTATCAGGCGCTGATTTTGATGGCGATACAGTTATGTGTATTCCAACTCATGACAGAACAGGCAAAGTAAAGATTACTTCTACTCCTGCTCTTAAAGGTCTTGAGGGATTTGATCCTAAGCTTGAATATCCTGAGCGTGAAGGTATGAAGTATATGAAAGATCCTAAGACTGGCAAAGATAATACACAGAATGAGATGGGTAAGATATCTAATCTTATTACTGATATGACTTTAGGTGGAGCTAATGAAGATGAATTAGCTGCTGCAGTAAGACATAGCATGGTTGTAATTGATGCTGGCAAACATAAGCTGGACTATAAACAAAGTGAGGTAGATAATAATATATCTGCTTTGAAGAAGAAGTATCAGCGTACTGTAAATCCTGATGGTTCTATTCATTATGGTGGAGCATCTACTATCATATCCCGTAGTAAAGGTGAGGTATCGGTACCTAAACGTCAGGGTTCCCCTAAAGTAAATACAAAGGGTAAACCTTGGTACGATCCGGATAGACCGGAGGGTGCGCTGGTATATACTACTGCCGATAATTTAACTTATGAAGTAACGAAGGTTAATAAACGCACTGGCGAGATCACTACCACTACCAAGACTAGAACACAACCTAGTACCCGTATGGCAGAGACTGATGATGCCTATACTCTGGTGTCACAATCCAAGCATCCCATGGAAGTACTTTATGCTGACTATGCTAATAGCATGAAGTCCCTAGCCAACCAGGCTCGTAAGGAGATGATATCCACAGGCAAGATAGAATATTCTAAAACAGCTAACGATATTTATAAACCTGAAGTATCTTCACTTAATGCTAAACTTAATGAGGCTAAGAAGAATGCTGTTCGTGAAAGAGCGGCTCAACGTATGGCTAATGTAGAAATACAAGCCAAACAAGAGGCCGATCCTACCATGAAACCAGGCGATATTCGTAAAGTAGGACAACGAGCATTAACAAAATATAGACAAGAAGTCAGTTCTGTTAATAGAAGAGAGCGAAACATTAAGATAACCGATCGTGAATGGGAAGCTATTCAAGCTGGCGCTATTAGTGAGAACAAACTCAAATCTATATTAGACAACACAGATATTGCTGAACTTAGACAAAGAGCTACACCGAAGACAACTAACACCTTAAGTAGTGCTAAAGTGAACAAGATTAAACAAATGAGTAAGTCTAACTTTACTCTTGCTGAGATCGCTTCATCTCTTGGTGTCTCAACGTCTACAGTTTCTAAGTACTTGAAAGGAGTGAGTTAAGAATGGCAAACTGTGCATTGACAACATTCGATAATCCTTTTGATCCATTCGAAGATTACACTTCTTGGATGTTGTTCGATAAAGAAAAAGGTTATGATTCAGCAGAACGTTTGATGCGAATCGCTAAACTTGCTGATGATATGACACAAAAAGAAGAAGATGAAGAGATCGAACGAGCAATTGATGAAATTATTAAGTTTGATTTCCTAAACATCTACAAAAAAGTTAAGAAAACTCTGCCAACAGGCAGTGAATAAGTGCCATGGACCGGAAAAAGGCATAGGGAGGGGGTCTTAAAAATTACACCCCCTACCCACAT